GATTGCCGCCTGTCCCCACTACTGCGGGATTGACCGTCACGATTTGACTTACGGGGATAGGCATCGCCTGCTCCTTACACGGGGTTGAGTAAATCGGCTGCGATCACCGATGTTTCACCAACGACATCGAACTGCTCGGCAGCCACGTTGATGACTGGATTGTACTGCATTGAGGCGGTTACCGTCCACCGGGCCTCGTACTGTTCCTCGCCGGTAATGAGCGGGGCCTGAATGCCGTCGGAGCAGTACAATGGCTTGATGCCATCCGGGAAGTTGTCCGGGCCGTAGGAGCTGCGCAGTAGGGTCTTGGCTGTGTTGCACATCTCGCCAGCCTGGCCGTCGTAGAAGTCGATCTGGACATCAATGCGGGTTGGGCGCTGGAAGTCTGCACCGGTCACCATGTCGTAGGTGTTGCGGGTGGTGGCAAGGTCATACTGCCCCATCTCGGTCAGCACGATGCACGGCGGCGGGGGCATGGCCACTCTGTTTGTTTGGGCTCGGACTATCTGCGTCCCTGCTGGCATCAGCGGATCCAGAAAATCCGCCAATGCGGCGATCACGTTGTCGATGGTGATGCTTGGCATGGCGCTCATGCGGCGGCTCCCTGATAAACAATGGCGACCTTGCACCAGTCCGGCCAAGTCTCCAGCACCTTAACTACCAGCCAGCTTTGGCTGTTGAACTCTACCAGATCGCCGCCCTTGCTATCTGGGCGCACCACACCGGCCAGGTTGCCGTACAGGTAGGCGGCGCGGATGGTTCCCTGGATGTTCAGGCCATCCAGTTGTTTGAGGTCTTTCCCGTCCAGCGCCTGGACGTTGGCTTGGCCCGTCTCGACGGTGTAGGCGGGCACCTGGCGGCGCGTGGCTGGGTCGATAGTGTAACCGCTGGACACCTTGACGGTGACTGGCGTGTTGTGGTTGATGGATTGCGTGGCTGCGTTGGCTATGGCTCGCAGGTTCATTCCTTAACCTCGTAAGTGATGCTGTTGAGCATGTGACCGGTCCACACCAATGGCTTGGCCTGACTGCCGCCAGCACCTTGAAACCCTTCCTCTACAAGCTCTTGCGCTGCCAGTACGTCACGCGCTCGGATCTCTTGTGGGTTATTGCCATAGATGGAGCGCAACATCATAGTGGTTTTGGACAATGCTGGCTCGTTGGTGTTGATAATGCTTTCGGCCAGATCATCACTGATCGCCTCACCCATCCCGGCAAGTGCTTTGCGACCATCGCCTTCGTAATACTTGATCGCGTCGCCAAGTCGCTTTGGCCATTCGCTCGATTTATCGTTGACCATGTTACGGAAGAACGGGCGAGGAGGGGCTGGGAATCGCCCGCCGTGGCCGAACTCATTCCAGAATGCGACTTGAGCAACCGATGTGCCATCCGGATAGGTTGCACCAGACATGAAGCCGACATCGACGGAGCCTTGCGCCTTGCCGCCGATATCAGCCAGTATCTTGGCCAGCTTGCCTCCGCCGCTTAGGGTTGCCATTACCACTCCTTACCTTTCAGTTTTGCATTGACCCGCCTAGTAGCATTGCGTCGCTCAGATTCTTCTGGAGGTTTTTTAGTTCCAATCTTGGCCGCAATCAATGCCGCTTTATTCTTTTCACTCATTGTCCTTCCAACGGCAAGCTGTCGGAGTTTTTCCATATGCTCTGAGCTTGGCTTCTGACCCTTGGCCTTTTTTGTCTCAGAGATCTTTCGCTTGGTCTCCTCGCTCATTGGCGGCCTATTTTTCATGGCCTCGCGCATCCTTCTCTTTGTCTCTTCGCTGCGCTTAATGCCTGTCTGCTTGGCGGTTCTTTTGGCTATGGATTCTGGCGATAGCTTTCTTCCTATGTTGCACGCAGCAAGCTTGCGATCCGCGGCAATCTGCTTATCACTTCTTGGGCCTTGGTGGGCGAGGCTCATCTTTCTTTTTGTCTCCTCACTATGAGGAGTGCCAAGCCTTGATGTCATTTCATTCTTAAAAATGTTCATCATAGCCCCATCGCCGTAAATGCCACTCAAGATGGTAAAGTGATGCATCTCTCTTTCTGCTAGGGTCTTTTTGTCCCTTTCGCACTCTTCTAAAATAGTGAAAGAAAGGCAATCTTCCCCATACTTATTGAACACGTTCTGCATAATTGGATTGGTGGAAATACCCTTCCTTAGCTTCCACCTGTGGTTTATCCACCGCTCCTTTATGCTTACAGACTGCCCTACATACACCTTATCAATTCGCCCATCTACCATTGCTGTTATTGCATATATTCCGCAAGTCATGTCGCACCTCCTGATTTTCATCAGGATAACACTAACCCCGTTTTATGTCTGCCATTACCACCTGGTCGGCCTTGGTATGTACCTAAAAGATCTCAAGTATGCCGTTGCAGCCCAAAAAGTTGCGCCGTAACTAGACTGATTCCACCATTCAGCCCCCATGGTGGCGTTGAACTCCAGCGAAACACTGACGCTCCCCTCGGTAGCGCTGGAGGTGCGGCCGACAGGCCCCGGGATCCCGCCTGGGTTCAGCGCACCAGACAGCTGGGCGATGTGCGCCACCAGCAGCCAGAACAGCAGCAGGCGCTTGTCCTCGTCCTGCACGGGGCAGTCTTGGTTGGCAAGGAATAACTGCGACCGCACGAAATAACCATTCAGCGTGGCATCTGGCACCGCGCTGAACTCAGGATAGGCCGCCTTGAAGGCAGCCGGGTCAAAGACGACGGCCGCCATGGGTTAGTCCTCGACCTTCTTCACGCCATTGCCATCAGTCGAAACGCCCTCTAGGCCGGTCTTTTCCTTCACTCGCTCTTTGGCTGCGGATCGGGTTTTGGATTCGGTAGCCTCAGCGAAGATCGCGCCATTGGCGACGGCGGGAAAGTCAGCATGCTTGGCAACCCACGCATCCCAGAAATCTTTGTCCACTTCGGTATAGCCGCAGTGTGTGGGCTGGATGAAGATCGCGCCGTTCATGTCGGCGTTTTGGCCTTTCAGCTCGACTTGGGTTTCATTGCCTTGGTCGTCGGCCAGTCGAAGAATGATGCCAGTCGGCAGGCGGCAGCCCACAGTAACTTTGCTCATTTTTTGGATCCTTTTTCGTCAATCGTCAGCGCGTCAGCGTCAAAGCTCCCGGTGCGAAGCTGCCCATCCACGAACCAGGCGCACTCAACCGTGCGGCCGGACGTGCGCTCTACGGTCATGCTAGGGGAGCCAGACTTGAGGCGAACCACATAGCCCGGGTTGAGATTAGGTTGGATTATGGCACCCATAAGACCACCACAAGGGCTTCGGCGGGGATCGGCCCAACCGTCACAAGCTCACTTTTTTCATAATTCCAATAGCTAAGCACCAGGCCATCAAGGAACCCGGTAACGGTCATCTCATCGCTACCGCTTACCAGCCTTACAACATCGCCAATCTTAGGCTCTTTCTTATCATCAGTCATCATCATCGCCTTCAACAAAAGAGGGGGCTTTCGCCCCCATCTTAGCACAGCATCAAATTCCGAGCATCCCCTGCACGGCGGCAGGGCGGTACAGGACTGTGCCCCAGGTGCCCTGGCTCTTCTTCTGCTGGAAGCTGGACATCTCGACAACCACCGGGTGGGCGCGCATCTTCTCAGTGAAGCAGCAATCCCAGGTGCGCTGGCCTTCGATCTCGTCAACAACCAACTGGATCTGCTCGCCGGAACCGGTCTTGTACTCCGGCACGGTTTTCCATGTCAGGTTCGGGTACGCCTGCTTGAGGTAGTCCTCAACGTTCAGGCCGAACTCGTTGACGAAGGTTTTGGCCACGGCGGCGGACGGGGAGGAGATCAGCGTCATCTTGCTGTCGGTGTCCACGTTGCCATTCAGGCGCACTTGCAGGTTCCAGAACATAGCCTGGATATCCTCCAGCACTTCCAGGGCGGTTGCGTTGGGCTTGCCAGCAACGGTTGACCAGGTGGTGCCGCCTGCTGCCTTGGTGCCTGGGGTCAGGTTGGCGGGCAGGGCCGGATCGTTCAGCATGCCGTAGTTCTGCAAACCAGCTACCCCGAACAGGTAGGTCTTGTTCTGGAACTTGTTCAGGGTCAGCACGGAGGCGATCCCGACACGGCTTGCCCAGTCGATACGGGCGGCGCCTGCGCGTTCCAGCTCCTTCTCGCCCCACTGGGAAACGGTCTGGTAGTGGAAGCTCTGGCGCTGCGGGAAGTTGGTGTTAACACCGGTGGATCCGGAGTTGCTGTAGTCACCATAGGCCGCAGTCTGGCCGGTGGATTCCACGACAGGGAACATCGCGGTTTCGGTGATCCAGTCGCCCTTCTTCACTTCGGAACCTACAGCCTCGGCAGCTTTGATCGGGGAAACCAGCACCTCGATCATTTTCGGGTCGATGTAGGTGGTCAGGAAAGCCGGGATGCCGGAGTTGCTGACAGTTACCAGGCCGGGCTGGGCGTCCATGGCAAGGTTGAAATCGTAGCTCAGCGTGTTATCCATCGCCATGGGTTGCTGGCCCATGAAGTGGATACCGGCGCGGCGCTCCAGTTCTTTGAAGTCGATAATCATGGTTGCCGCTCCTTACAGGGTGATCACAGCCAGCTCGTTCAGAGCGCAGCCTTGGGTGATAACG